CCGCTGCTATCGGTAGCGGCGTTGATGAACGATATGAGGCCATCCGATCCGGTAAACTGGTTCTTCAGCCGCATGAGCGTTTTATCGTTCTTCCCCAGCTTCATAAACTTGGCGTTCAGCTCCAGGAGCAGCTTATCCGCCTGCTTAATCTTACCGCTATTGTCGAACATGCTAATCCCTATCTTAAGGCATCAATGGTGGTTTGCTTGGTGAGGTCGGTAAACAGCGACTTGGTGAGCGTGGCCGCCTCGTCGGCGCTCTTGACCTTCACGGTGAAGAGGGAGAACACCTTATCGGCAGCGGTGAACTCCTGCCTGGCAGCAGCGGCAGAACCGGCGAAAACGCTCTGCACCTTGGCCAGCTCGTCGAAGGTGGTAACCCCCGTTTTAACCGTTGCGTACGCCGCCCGGTTAAACTCATCCAGCTTATCGGCGCCAAAGCCGTAGTTGGCCATAGCCTTGGCGCTACCCGCTATCCAGGCGTTGAAGTCCGCCTGCATCAGCTGGGCAAACTCCCCCTGCTTGGCCACAATGCTCTTCACCTCGATACCGTACTTTCCCGTCACCGACTGCACATCAAAGTAGGCCGTCGAGGTCTTGTTGGCATCGAATCCATTTTTGAAGGCGGTGTCGAGCACCACCCCCCTTAGCGCGCGCAAATCCTGCAGCGGCTTGTCGATGTTGAGCATCTGCAGCTGCCGGAAGTTTCCGTTGAACTCCGCTGCCTTGGCGGTGGTGGTTTGGAATACCATGCCAATGGCGGCCACTCCGGCTGCCGCAATGGTCAGCGGGTTGCTCAGCAGCGACATGGCCCTTCCAACGCCTGGTATCTCCTCCTTCATGCTGCGAAACGCCTCCACGTGCGAAGTCCTCAGCGTGGATAGCTTGGACATAATGCCCGACATGCTGCGGCCGGAAGCCCCCTCCAGCTTCGAGTAGGAAGATTTCAGGTCGTTCAGCCTTCCCTTCATGTCCATTACCCCGCTGTTGAGCCTCGACTTGGCCTGGCTCAGCGAGGTATTCATCCGGTTTTTAAGCTCCAGGATTAGATTTACCTTTGCCTGTCCGTCCATATTATTTTGATTAAAAGCAACATATTAAACCATTTACTCGTATATTTGTATGCCGGTCTTGCGAGACGGGCGACCCAGCGGGCATAGGACTACGGTTGTATGCTCGCTGTTATTTTAAAATTTCATTCAGCAGCGATCCGTCGCTGTCCAGGACAATAATTCCCCTTAGCGTGCTATGCTCGTTCAACGATTTTTCAACTCGCCCTTTTAAATTTTTAGCACCACCGCTATACTTACTCTTAAACTTAACAATCGCATACTCGGCCTGACCAGCTGCTTCCTCAATTCTTTGCACCAGGTTTCGCCCAGTTCCCTCAATTACCTTAAACTCGCATACCATGTTGTTGCCATCATTGTCCCTCATCCAGCAGTCAGGATTTTTATACCTGTTAATAGGAACGTAGCCTTTGGGGTAATACCGAGGCTTGGCAGCAACATCTTTTGTATGTATCTCCGGTAATAGCTTTATGTTGGTATACCCAAGCTCTATAAGGTTTTTTGAAACATCGAGGTGCCTACTTAGCTCCTTCATTCCAGCTTCATTAACCTTGCTATGCAGGATGTGAACAGCTACGCTTCCGCTCTTAACATTAACCATTCTGTATCCTGCATCAGGAGGAAGGTAAGCTATTGCTTTGTTCAGCTCAGCAGCCGGAACACCGTCATAGTATGGATGGCCGCTCGGGAATACCAGTCCCGCTTGAGCCAGGTTCGTTCTGAATAGAGGGCTTACTGGCACCTCCGGAACGGTTTTCGTTTCGAGCGCGTGGCTAAATGGAAGCTGATCAGCGCTGCAGCGGCACCGCCACCCATTCGGTGGAAAGTAGGTAGCCCAAAACGCGTCGGATAGCTTTTTTACGGTTCCATCCAGCGCCCGGTGCGCATCCCTAACCCGTGCATCGCCCACGGTGCTGTAGCGCAGGTAGGGCATCAGCTTTTCGTTCTTCTTGAACTCCACCCACCGTGCGGCCATGGTGGAGGCCCCTACAGCTTGGTTGTACTCCGTCTTTAGCCATACCGAGTTGTAGCGATCGCCAATAGCCCCAGCAGCGGTTTTGAACTCCTCAAAGGTTCTGAGCGACCCGTCCGGATTGCGCAGCGCTAGGGTCATATCCCGCAGCTCGTTGTAGCACTTTGCTGCGCTAAAGTGCCATACGTCCCTCGTTAGCCGCTGCAGCATCTCCGCATCGGGGGTATCGTAGTCCACCGTGAGGTAGTCCTTTCCAAACCCAGCCACGAGCTGCTGCTGCAGCAGCTTACCAACAAGGCTTAGCAGCTGCGGGCTTTGAGATACAATGTTTCCTGCATGGAGCTCCTGGGCAATGCTGCTGACCACCGCCGCAAGCTTGCCAGCTATACCACCGGGTATATCCGCATCGGCGGTAGGGTGTGTTCCTCCGCAGTAGGGGCATGGCTCGTATAGGTTGGGGATAGCCGTGGCCTCCGGGCTACCCCCTACTGAAAATTTCCAAATAGCGGAGGCTTTCCCTGTGCCACCGGCTTACCTCCTCCGGATGGTGCCGTTCCAGGAGCGCTGCTTTTTTTCCCCTTGATGGCCAGGTTAAAGGTAGAGCTGACCCACTCCTCGTCCAGCTCGTAGTATACCAGGGCATCGTTTACAATGCTCCAGTGGTCCTTCATGGACATCGCTTCCGTTCGGTCGAACTCGAATACGCTCGTATCCGTAAACTTGAACCCATAGGTGCGCAGCAGCGGTATGAGCTGCCCATTCACGGCAAACTCCGCCATCCGGCGGTCGCTCTCCGCGATAATGTCGTTCAGCGTGCGCTCGTGCACCTCGCTCTGGCTTCGGCTGGACCCGCTATCTACCACCATCGTGCCGCCCAGGAATGCCTTGCTTACCTCATCGTTGGTGAGCGCAATTTGCTCGCTGAACACCTTGTGGGGGTCACCCTTCTGCACCTGGTCGTGTATGGTAATCTTGGTTCCCTCCGGTAGTATTGCCTGCGCGGCCTGCCCCAGCGAGCGCATCTGCGCCTCAATCTTATCCAGGCTTGGCTTATCCGTTTTGGTGGTCTCCGCGCTGATGAGCGGTATGCCGAAGCGCTCAGAGAAATCGGCCCACGTCTGCTGGGCGTTGCGCTTCCATATCAGCTGCGGCACTACGTTATTCAGCAGGCCGAAGGAGCTCAGGCTTTGAATCTCCACCACGTTGCGGGAGAAGGCGGGGTCGGTATACTGAACACCCTTAGTTCCCGATACCTCGAAGTAAACCATTCCTTTTTGAGGCGAACAGTTCCGGCGGGGTATCAGGCGCCAGGTCATGGTTACGGGGTCGACCAGCTCTATGATGCTATATCGGAAAAATACGCTATCGATAATGTGCTCCAGCAGCTGGTAGAACCACTTAGCCTTCAGCAGCGCAGTTAGCTCCGGTAATTCCTTACCGGTGTTGGCATCCTTAATAATAAAGCGGTTGGACAGCGTGGCTGCCTTGCGCAGGTTCATCACGGCGGTGAGGTGCCCATCCGTTAGCAGGTTGGCGTATAGATCCTGCAGCACATTCCAGCGCGGATCTTCCGGGTTATCCGCTGAATCCATTCCATCGCGCCACTTCTTGATCTCCGCCCGTGTTCGGTCAGAAAATTCGTTGGTAAGCTGCATGATAATGCTGCTATCGCTGCCCTTTACCGATGGGGTTGGCGTTTTCGTTTCCGCGCGGAATAGGCCAAATAGGTAGCTCTTTGATTTGGTAGAGAAGTCCATGTTACCTTGTTTTATATAGCGCGATTTCGTTCAGCCTTCTCCAGTCAAGCGACTTGGATAGAAGGCCTTTTTTTCGCATCATTCGAATACGTCGTGCGCTGAATATGCGTATTCTACCGTTATGCTTCAGCACGTAGTGCTGTAGGTTGGTTGATTTACGCAGGCTATCCGCCTGCTTTTTTCTTCTTTTTAGGATATGCCTAAACCACATCCCCTTAATTGCTCCTATCATGGCTACTAGTATTGGTTATCCCCCTGAGCTCTCAGGGAGTAGATTCGAATATCGCTCACGGCCTCTCCGGCCTCATCGGTTAAGTCTGGCAGGTTGGCAGCCTCTCCACCCTGCACATCCTGCAGCCACTTGAGCGCGTCGTTGTAGCGCAGCTCCCGATGCTTGGGTATGTTGTTGGCCGCCTCCTTGCTCCAGAGGTGGTATAGGGCCAGATCAATGACCAGCATCACAATGTACTGGTCTCGGGTATCCTCCTCGCCATCCGGAACTGGGGTGAACACCTTATCGCAGTCGTAGCGACCGGATAGGTGGTTTCTGATTTGGGCAATGGCCATGCCCTCCGCCCTTACCAGCTTAACCTTGTCAGCGGTAGGGTCGATAATTTTGGATATCTCCGCTCGCAGCTGAACGCTGTAGTCCTCGTCGGTTAAAAATCTCATCAGTATCTATTTTTAGAGCCCCTGCGTACTTCCGCTAAGGGGACGGTTCGTGGCTCAAACTTGTCTATCCGTGCGGTTCGGTTGCACTCCGCAACAGCACCCTCCAGCGCATCGGGTCCATCCACTGCAGCACCGGAACCCTTGTCGAAGGCCAGCAGCTGATCCTTCAGCTCCAGCTGATCATACCCATCGCGCTCATTCTCGTTTAGGTATACATTTCGGCGCTCAAAAAAGGCGCTCATAGCCTCGATACGGTCGAACTTATCCGCCTTGGGGCGCTTGTCGGCCACCACCGGGATGTAGTACCCCCGGCTATCCCCCTCCTGGTCGAAGTCGCTCACGAAGTCATCCATGGAGAATAGCCCCTCTATGCGGTACTTTATTGGATACTTGCCCAACTTGTGATATTCGTAGGTGTCGTATAGCCAAGCGGCAATGGCGGCCCGTGAAGCCTGGCGAAGGAAGACGTGAATAATGTCGAAGTCCCTCCCAATTTTTCCAACGAGAATGAGCCCCTTGAAGCAGGCGTCATCCTTGTAGGATAGGTCACCGTAAAAAACGAGCGCATCATACCTGTCCAGCTTAAGGGGCTTACGCCACTGGAGAAACTCATACTTGAAGACCTTTCCCTCCTCCACGTGCACGTGCATGAACTCCCGCATGAAGGAGCGGTAGGGCATATCGCGAAACTTCTTTTTCCAGTAGGCCGCGCTGGCCTTTTCTGGCCACTCCGGCTCAAAGGTGTTCAGGTTCTTAACAGCGCAAACGGTGAGCACCTTAAATGGGGACTTTTCCCCATCATCCTTTGCTTTTTTCTCAGCAGTTTTGAAATACTCCTTCAGCCGGTTGGTGATGGACTTCTTGTGCGTATTGTTGTTTGCGTAAACGAATCGCTCCGTTCCACCCTCCATGTTGTCGAAGGTGCCCCACACGTCCTCGGTGATGTAGTCCACCGAATCCGCCATAAGGGTGCTGTTCTTGAAGTGCCGGCGGTTATCCACGTCATCCACTACGATGTAGTCTGGCCGTTCGCTTCCCTCCCTGGCTCCGCGAGGGTTTTGACCAAATCCGATGGCCATGAAGCGAACACCCTGCTTGGTAACAAAGTCACCATCCGACCAGTCACCGTAGTTGAAGCTTTCCCCATAGTCGTTAAGCAGCCGCTTGTTGTGCTGCAGCTGCGCCTGTATGCCGCTGAGCAGCTTCTTGGCCTTGGGGTCTGTTTCTCCAACCAGCAGCATAAAGTGCAGCTCGTTCAGCACAAACATGAGGAATAGCGGTATGCCCATGTCGATATGCACCGACTTACCACCACCGCGATAGATTTCTGCCAGCAAGCGTAGAATTCTATTCTTAATGATGATGCTAGATAGCTTCTTATGGAACCAGGCACTCTTCACCTTGGCGTAGTTGGGAAAGTAGTACTCGAACCAGCGGATGTAGTCTCCCTCCAGGTAGGCTATTCGCTCCAGCTTATCCTTTTCCGATTCTCCCAGCTTAATTTCGGTGGCCTTGGCAATGCGGTCACAGTGCAGGTCAAAGTCGGCTACTATCTTTTGGTACTTATCTGTGGCCATTACTGGTAGGTGCTAATGTAGTGCTGGAGAAACATGCGCTGGAATTTGGTGAACTCGTTGGCCTTAATGGGGTCAACATCTACCAGCCAGTTGTTGAAGGCCATCAGGGAGGAGCTCATTACGCGAGGATTTAACGTTGCATCGAGCTTATCGATAGCCGACATCACCTTGCTGAGCGCGTCAGCTTTGAGCTTTGGCTCATTCCCTTCTGCAATGTTGAGCGCCTCGTTGAGCAGCACCTCCCGCAGCTTAACGGGAGTAAGATCGTTGAAGGCCTTCCGGTCATCCCAGCTCTTCTCCCCAGGCTTTCCCTTCTTCCACTTGCTAAGCGTTTGCGCTGAGATATCCCAATCGCACTCTATTTGCTGAAGGTTGAAACCCTTATTAATATAGAGGTCTTCCGCCAGCGAGCGAATCTTTTCGAGCTCCTTTCGGCTCCATGCCTTTTTATCCGATGCCTTCTGTGCCATGGTTACATTTTGGACAAAAGTCTAAAACCGTGGGGCAATTCGGTAAGAGTTGTGCAAGGGTTGCACAATTTGTTGCAACCCTTGCACAACTATTTGCCCGGCCATGGCGCATCGTGTAACCTTGCAGCAAAATAACGCGAATGTTTAAGCTCGAAAAGCAAATCAGCAAGGCAGTATTAACGGTGTATGGCTACGTAGGCGGTGCCTACCTGGACTATAGGGCCATCTCAGAGGCGTTGGATGAGGTAACGGCAGCTGGCTATACCAAGCTAGACTTCCACCTGCATACCTACGGAGGGGTGGTATTTGACGGTAATATTATATACAACGCCCTAGCCGCGTTCACGGCCAAGGGTGAAATTGATATATACGTGGATGGCGTGGCTGCCTCCATGGGCGCAATTCTGATAACAGCAGGAACGCGCGTTCACATCGTGGATAACGGATTTATCATGATCCACAAGCCACAGGGCGGAGCCTACGGAACCGATGCAGACCTTACCAGCAGCGCCCAGCTTCTTGTAAGCATGGGTAAGCAGTTTGCCCAAACGCTGCAGGCACGAACAGGCAATAAACCGGAGGAGGTAGCTACCTGGCTGGATGGAACCGATCACTGGTTCGATGCCGACCAGGCTATCGCGGCAGGGCTTGCTGATGATAAGTTCTCCGCCAAGGCCACCAACGTGGCCAAGTTGAGCACGGAGGAGGCCACACAGCTGGGCGCTCAGGCACTCTACGAGCGGTTTGCCGCTTCACTTAATTCGGATCACCAAACTATAAATAAGGAGATGAACAAGGAAGATTTAATCAAGCGCTACGCGCTCACAGGCGTCACCGCACAGAGTACCGATGAGGAGGTGCTGGCTGCCGTAGATGCCAAAATCAAGGAAGGTAGCGATGCCGCTGCCGCCGCAAACAGAACAGCCATTGCCGCTGCTACGGATCAGGCTATTCTGGATAAGAAGATTACCAAGGAGCAGCGGGAAACCTACATCGCCCGTGGCGAAAAGCTCGGGTTAGCTGACTACAATGCGCAGCTAAACGACATGAAGGCCTATGTGCCCATTACCGACCAGCTCGAAGGTAAGGGAGGTGGCGAAGGCCCAACTGCCAGCGCAACCGATCGCAAGGGTTGGACCTGGAAAGACTACCAAGCCAAGGCTCCAAGGGAGCTGGAGGAAATGCCTAAAAAAGACCCCAAGGCCTTTACTGCCCTTTATAAGGGAGAGTATGGGGTTGAACCTGAACTTTAATCAATACTTATTAATCAACAACAATCAATGAAAACAAAGATTTTATTAAGCCTACTTGGCAGCATGCTGCTTAGCGCAATGCTTGCCGCTGCTGCCCCAATTGTTATTGGGGTTAGCTCTACGCTCGTTTTTGGGGGTGTAATGGGAATTAGCTTA